AGTATATGGTCTATGCATCACAATCAGCTGATGCTAAAAAGAACCCTTTGGATTATTCAACCAAAGTAAAATATATGCGTAAGATGTATCCTCGGCACGCTCGTTCAATCATGATGGACAAGGGTGTGAGAAATGTATTTGACATCTTAACGAATTTATATAAAGCTGGATACAATAAAGTCAACATGGTAGTTGGCTCTGATCGTGTACCAGAATTTGAAGCACTCACAAACAAATACAATAACGTTAAAGGTAAACACGGCTTCTATAACTTTGAAGGTGGAGTTAATATTGTCTCTGCTGGTGAAAGAGATCCAGATGCTGAAGGTGTTGCTGGTATGTCTGCATCTAAAATGAGAGCAGCTGCTACCGCAAATGATTTTGCAGCTTTTGCAAAAGGTTTACCTCGTGGCTTTAAAGATGGCCAAGCATTATTTAACGATGTTCGTAAAGGTATGGGATTAAAAGAATCTTATAACTATAGAGAACATCTACAATTAGAAAAAGTTTCTGAAGAAAGAGAAGCATATATCCAAGGTGAACTATTTACCGAAGGAGATATTGTTGTTGTCAAGGAAAATGATGAAGTAGGCCAGGTTATTATGCTTGGTTCTAACTATGTTTTAATTGAAATGTCTGATGGCAAAAAGCTTCGTAAATGGATTGACGATCTAGAAAAGATCGATGAAGGTATGTACTCTGACAAAGCCAGAGATAAAATCGATCGAGAAAAAGAACGTGACGAATTAAAACATGCTCGTCTAATGGCCAAGGCAGCTGAAGATGATGAGCGTGAAAAAGAAAAAGATGCTGAAGAAAAGAATAAATTAAAAGCATTGAAAATCGAAAAGAAAGCATATCATTCCGGTTTATCTAAATCAACATCCGATAAGAGAGATGCTCAATTTAAAAAGCAAGCTAAAATGGATGATGATAACCCTGCAGCTTATAAACCAGCTCCAGGTGATGCAACTGCAAAAACAAAATTATCAAAGCATACTAAAAAGTATCGTGATATGTATGGTGAAGGTGTAAAATCCTTTTCAACATTTTCTGAATTAGTAACAGAAGATGTAAAAGCTGGTCTGCAAAAGAAAGCAGATAAATCGGGAATCTCGTATTCTATTCTAAAAAAGGTATACGATCGTGGCGTAGCTGCATGGAGAACTGGACATCGTCCTGGTACTACTCCATCTCAATGGGGCTATGCTAGAGTTAATTCATTAATAACGGGAGGCAAAACGCGTACAACAGCAGATGCCGATCTCTGGAAAAGACACAAAGGTGGAAACTAATGGCAAAAGAATTTTTTGATTTAAGAGAAGCACTAGGGCATTTGAAAGAAGCAGCTCCTAAAATTAGTCAGGGCAAAGCTAAAGGTGCTATTACTGCAACAGGTATGCGCGGTAAAGGCATGAAAAAGTACGATGTCTCTATTAAAGTAGTAAACGGTAAACTTGAATTCCGTATTATGGATGACACTGGTAAATTCCAAACAGTTGGTATTAAACAAGCTGCTAAGATGCTGGGCGAAGAAGTTCAACTTGAAGAAGCAATGGATCAAAAGAAATTCACTGCTGGCGCAAAGGCAATGAAAGCATATGCTCAAAAGAATGGTGGAGTCGATAAAAAAGATTTCATGGAAGTATCAAAGCTTTTAGATCAAATTGGCCGAGTAAATATTCTACAGGCTGGACAGCTTCTTTCTCGTTTAAATAGAATTGTTGATGGTATGGATACCGATGTTCGTGAAAGAGTTTTTATTGAACTTAAAAAAGTCGGTCTTGTAGAATCAGTCGAATTTGATAAGCAATTAGACGAAAACAATTCAGACAAATATATGTGGAAAGATATTAATGCAGCTCTTATGAAAGCTGGTGTAAATACTTCTACAATTATGAAGGTTGTTTCTGCTCTAAAAAATAAAGCTATTAAAGAAGCAAAAGAACCAGCATCACCTGATGAGCAATCAATGGCTATGCGTCAAGCTAACTTTATTCTTGATGTAGCCGAAGATTTGGTTGAATTCATTGAAGATGGTGATGACTTCCCAGAGTGGATGCAGAATAAAGTTACTGCTCTTCATGAAAAAGCAAAAGATCTTAACGCTGCTATGGAAGGTTCAGATGACGAAGACAAAGACGAAGTTAAAGAATCTAGATATGGTACACAAGCTCAGCGCTTAATGTCACCATTACAAAAAGCTCGTCAAGACAAAGAAAAGCGTGACCGTGACCGTGATGGTAAATTAAAATCAACTGCTCTTCCAATGAAAAGAAAAAAAGAAGAAGTTGAAGAAGCAGTTAAGTTTACTGATAAGCAAATCAAAATGGCTTATGGTGTTGCTAATGATAAGCGTTACAAAGGTGGTAACTATTCAGGTGCCGTAAGAGCTATTGAAAAGATTGCAAAGGGTTTATCTGATCACCCTGATGTTAAAAAGGTACTAAAGCGCACAAATGAAAATAAAGTAGATGAATCAACCGCGGCATATCGTAAGTCACAAGAAAAAATTGCTAACGATAGAAAGAAAGCAAACATTAAACCTGGCGAACTAAATAAGCTTGCAAAAATTAGAGCAATGTTAGATCGCGAGAAGAAAAAGAAATGATTTCGTTCAAAAAATATATTGTTGAAAAACATGGAGCTGGCGAAGAAGGCACTCCAGAGTTGGTCAATAAATATAAGAAAGATACTCCTATGGAAGGGTCTGAGTCTTGGGAATCTGGCTTTAAGCGTAGAGTTGTAAAGACTACTAAACCCGAACATAAAGAAAAGGGATATAACTGGAGAATCAAAGGTAAAGATAGACCAGAGATTAGTATTAAGTTATATAAAGATAAACCAGATTTTGCCGAGTTTAAACGGCAAATGAAAAGAGTAGCGGGGCATGAGTTCGGTGGATAATTTTAAAAAATACAAAGAAAAAATTGTTGACGATATTTGTGAAAGCTGCGACATCCATGAAGATTTACAGATTGAAGCAGCTGAATATCAAGGTAGAAAGGTAAAACTCAATGACCCGTTTCGTACTCCTGATGGCCCTCGTAAGTTTAGCGTTTATGTTAGGAATGAAAAAGGGAATGTCGTTAAAGTCAACTTTGGAGACCCCACAATGGAAATCAAGCGGGACGATCCAAAGAGAAGAGCTTCCTTCCGTGCAAGACATAATTGCGACAACCCAGGACCAAAATGGAAAGCAAGATACTGGAGCTGCTATCAATGGAGAGCAGGATCCAAGGTGGATAACTAAATGAGTGAAGTCGAACAAAAATTAGAGGCACACTTAATGTCAGACGGGCATAGGCTAGATCGTATTGAAGCGAAGATTGATAAACTGTCAGAGACAGTTATCTCGCTGGCTCGTGCTGAAGAAAAATTAGTATCTTTAGAGAATGATAAAAAAATTCTAATGGAACGCATGGTTAGACATGAAGAGAAATTAGATGTTGTTGAAAAGAAAGTTGATGAAACGTCTATTACTGTTACTGTAATTAATAGATTATTTTGGATTGTTATAATGGCCGTCTCAACCGGATTGGCTGGAATGTTTTTTATAAAATAAAACTAGGAGAACTTAAATGAACGAAACGCAAAAACTTGCCGAAATCTACAAGCGAATGAAGCTTGAAGAGGCAAAGAAAAAGATGGATCCGGTTGGCCAAGCTGACGGTGACATCGATAACGACGGAGATGAAGACGAGTCTGATGAATATCTTCACAATCGTCGTAAGGCCATTAAAAAGTCTATGAAAAAAGACGATAAAAAAATGGATGAAAAAACAGAATGCCCTAAGTGCAAAGGCGAAGGTTGTGACCATTGCGACAATAAAGGCTATCACGAAGCTTTAGAAATCGATCCAGATGATGGCGAAACTAAAAAAGTTTCTGGTAAAGAAGACGAAAAGAAAAAGAAAAAGAAATCGTCTGATACTGAAACCAATGATGGTGAACAACAGGTACAAGAAGTTGCTGAGCCTAGTACCGAATTAGGTAAAAAATTCAAAGGTATGCATAAGGTTAAAGTAGACGATAGCGAAGAAAAGGGACACCAAGATGCTGTTTCTGCTGGCCGTTCTGGTCCGTCACGCAAATTACGTCCGGGCGACAATGCGCAAGGCGATACAAAAGGTAAAAAACTTAAGGAGTTAAGAAAATGAATAAACCAGGTTGGTTAAAACATTCTATTGCAAAAGCTGATGGTTATTATACTGTCCGCGGTGAAAAGCTTAAGTCTATTAAATTAACTAAGCAACAAATTACTGAGTGGAACGGTGGTGCACAGGCTGAACCTGCTCCAGAACCTACACCTGAACCAGTTGTTGAAGAAGCACCGGTTGAAGAAGTAGCAGCTGAAGAAGTAGCAGCTGAAGAACCTGTTGTTGAAGAAAAGCCAGCGAAAAAAACGTATTCACGTAAGAAAAAGAAGTAATAAATAATTCTGTCAATAATTTATACAGGCAGGATTATGCAACTATTTAATGAACTAAATAATGATAACTTTGTCTTGTTTGCATCAAGGCATTATAATAACAATCAGTGTACTGACATTGAAGAATTCTATGAAGATTTGCAACGATTCAAATATTTGAAACGACTCTTTAGTAGATATGAACAAGGTGATTTACAAGAAAGATTAATACTAAATCATCTTATTGTGGTATACAACGTATTTGGTATTGAAGCCGCAAATAAAATGGTGTTTTATAAAATTGAAGAAAAACACTATTCGGCTTTAAAACCATTTTTGATATATCTAAATTATATAAAAGAAAATGACTATATTGATGTTCCTTTAGATCAAAACATAGTCGATAAGTTGAGGAAACTTTAATGGGAATTATATCTGCTGCGGCTGATACTTACTATACGTACCGATTTATGCGTACCTTGGTAACTCCTTGGAACGAGACGGAAGCGTATCAGAATGGTATTGTCGACGAAAATGGTAAAGTTCTTAAAAAGTCTTCACAGCTTAAAACTACAGCAGAGAAGTCTTCATATACGTTATTTCATAGATTAGTTTTTAATTTAAAACGTATTATGGAAAAACTTCCGTTTGGTAAATATAAACTAGCATCTTTTGCAGCAGCTTTGTTTCTATTAAAAGAAGAAACTAATTTGTCTGAAAAGCAATTAAAAGATATTATCGATAAACTAGAATTAGATTTTGACGACTCTATAAATGAAAGTTATTGGAACGTAGATTCTGATGACAATCTCTCTCCTGGTGTTTATAGTTTGGCGTCAGATATTGCACACCCTCTTACTGGAGAAATGGTTGCATTAAAGGGAACTACTGTAATTGTTCCAGCGATGTGTGAAGCTGTAGATAATATATTTGGTACACCCATCTATAAAGTTAAACATTCGCCAACGAAAAGTGATATATACATTAGTCCCGAGGATATAAAACGATGAAATCATTTAAACAATACGCCGAAGCTTGCTGGGATGGATATAAGCAAGTAGGCACGAAAAAGAAAAACGGTAAAGAAGTTCCTAATTGCGTACCTGAAGATGTTGCAGCAAATTCTGTAGCTGGTGGTGGTGTGGATATGAACCCTACGGGTAAACCTAAAAAAATGGATAGGCGCTCTAAATATCATGTTGAGAAGATGTTTAGGAGAGCTCAAGGAGCTAAATAATGTTTTCCTCTATTAAAATAGCCATGTTGCTATTTGTACTCGCTGCTGCTGGTGGCGGTGTTTTTTATGTTAAAAAGCTGCAAGGTGATTTAGAAATTGCCAGAGCAAATGTAGCTAAAATGGAAGTTGCAGTACAAACAAGTGAAGCTTCATTGAAATTAGAACGAGAAGAAACTGTACGTCTAAATAATTTAAATATGGAGCTTGGTACTCAATTAAGAAGAGCTGAGCAATATGGTGACGAATTAAGGTCAACATTGCAAAAGCATAATTTAACACATTTGGCCAATAAGAAACCTGGCCTTATTCAAAATAGGATGCAAAATGCGACTGATAAACTATGGGATGATCTTGAGTCTATCACTGCTGTTCCTGACGGGATGCAGCTTTCTGACTCCGGAACCGAAAATAGTAACGGTAACTAATACCGTAAAGACAACTGTACCTTTAGTACCACGCCCTAAGCAAGTTCAGCTTAATGACGTGAAAATTTATGTTGTCTCAAAAGAGAACTATGAAGAATTCGTAAAAGACTTCGAAGCCAAAAATGGTGGAGATGCTTACATTGCCATTTCAATCAAAGACTACGAAAACCTGTCACTCAATTTTGCTGAACTTCGTAGGTATATAGAACAGCAAAAACAAATTATTGTTTATTATGAAGAAGCCGTAAAACCTGAGGCTCCTGAAGAACAATAACTGATATATAATTTACAAGCAAAAACAAAGACTACGCTGATACTTAGGATTATTTTTACTCCTTTGTAAAAAAGGTGTGTACATTTGCGCCGTTTTGTTATATAATAATAGCATATTGATTGGAGTAAAACATGGTAAAAATTATTAAAGTCACTAAAAGAGATGGTCGAACTGAGCCATTTGATCTTGACAAGGTGCATAAAGTTTTAGAATGGGCTACCGATGGAATTTCTGGAGTTTCAATTTCCGAGATAGAACTTAAAGCTAATATTCAATTATATGATGGTATTCATGCTTATGATATTCATGAACTACTTATCAAATCAGCTGCAGAATTAATTTCAGATAACACGCCAAATTATCAGTTTGTAGCAGCAAGACTAATTAACTATAAATTACGTAAAGATGTTTATGGCCAATATGAACCTTGGCTATTGAGTCATCTTATTGAGAAGAACATCGAGCTCGGCGTTTATGACTCTGATATATTGAATAAATATACGGAAGAGGAGCTTGAAAAACTTGATACATTTATTAAGCACGAGCGTGACGACCTTTTTACTTATGTTGGGATGGAGCAATTCCGTGGAAAATATTTAGCCCAAGATAGATCCACTAAAAAGATTTATGAAACTCCTCAAATGTTGTATATGATGATTGCTGCAACTTTGTTTAGCAATTATCCAGAGGA